GATCTCTGCGTTCGCTTCTGCCTGTGCGCCACCAGAAGCCTGCACATTGTTGTTGCTCAGAGTTGCCGTGATGCTCTGAACGCCTGGCAGCGAAGTGTTGACGCTGAAGCTCTTGACGCCGTTTGCCAGATCACCATTGGTCTGCCTGTAGGAAATGCGAACGATTGCACCCTGCGGCACCTGCGCGCCAACCACACCAGAGCCGAATGTCACTTCGTATTGGTAGTCAGAATAGCCCTGCACGAAGAACACATTGCTCTCACCGCTATAGCCAAACAGAGTGTCAGCCTTTGCCCAGTCAGAGTTTGATGTGTCGGTGTCAGAGATCTGCACGTTGACATGAATGCTGTTGACATCCACGTTGCTTGACTGCAAGACGTAGCGAGTGCTGCTGTTTGCAACAAACGTCTCTTTGATGATCTTGCCTTCATAGAACGGAATCTGCGTGCCAATCCAATTGTTGGAAGCGCCAATATTGATCGCGTCCTCAGTGAGGAATGTGAAGCTCTGACCGTTTGCACTCTTGCCAACCACTGGGAAGTTTGCAGGAATTGTCACCACCGAAGGCAGACTATTGCCTGTCAACTTGATGTCCAGGAACGCAGAAGCGCTCACCATGGATCGTGGTGTATAGTTGAGTTCCTTCGCGTGCGACACAATGCTCTGACGCAGAACTGCTGTGTCCAAGAACATCTCACTGCCAACCAAGTTCAGGTATTGCGAGTTGATGTATGTGTTGTACGTGAGCAGATCAAGCAGAACGCCGAGGTTGCTGCCTTCAAAGTCGTAGTCCTTGAAGATGTCCTGTTGGCTCAGGAATGTCTTCAGACTTTGCTTCAGTGAGACGAAGTCAAGCTGGCTTGTATCAAGGAAGCCAGAGTTTGTGTTTGCCATTAGCGCACCTTGTTAAGATAGAAGTTCAGAGTGACTGCGTTCTCTGTGAATGTCGTGGAGAACACCACGTTGACATAGTAAGACTGCTTGTCATAGTCAGGAGTGACAATGACGTTCTGCAAGATCGCCCTTGGCTCGTAGTTCTGGATCGTCTCTCTGATGTAGCTTTGCAAGATCGATGTCGTTGAACCATCCATTGGCTCGAACAGGATCTTGTTGATGTTGGAACCGATCTTGGGATTGAGCCTGCGCTCATACTTGTCAGTCAAGCACAAGCGACGAATGCTCTGCTTCACTGCCTCAGCATCATACACGCGACCAAGGTCATTGCTGACTGGATGCTGTAGGAAGGCAGTATTGAAGTCGATGTATTGGCGGTTTGCTGTATTAGCTGCCACGTGAGATCTCCTTGTAACCCATTATGTATTGGAATACGGCATCGTGTATGGCTTGACCGTCAGAGTTGGCACTTGTGCGATTTTGCCACTTGGTGCACTTCCTGCCGAGCCGCCTGATCCTGGTCCACCAATTGCAACGTCTGCACCACCAAGGGTCAATGCACCGGCTGCTCCAACTGTCGTGCTTGCACCATCCACTGTCATGCTGCCACTTGCTCCAACTGTCACATTACTGCCCGAGAGCTTCGCGCTGCCCGTGCTGCCAAGTGTGAGAGATGCCGTTGCCACTGTCACTGAGCTTGTGCCGCCAATATCAATTTCTGGTGCCAGTAGCGAAATCTTGCCACCAGCTGTGATCACCACATCCTTGTTCGCCGCCAAGCCAATGCTGCCTGTGGCTGAAATCTGAGCATCACCCGCCACGTAGATGTTCCAACCCTTGTATGCAAGCATGTACTGCCCGCCAAGAGTGCGCTGCACCACGCTGCCATCTGGATGAAACTCATGGAATGAACCACCATGATGGAACACATGTACGCGCTGTGCGCTGTCCGTGTCATCTAGCTCAATGATGTTGTAGCCATCAGTGTGAATGACATAGTTGTCTGGGTAGACAGCAGCAAATGCCGTTGCTGGCTCATCCCATGTTCCACCAGTCGCCGTTGCAATGCCCTTCGCTACTGTGCTCTTCTTGTAAGCCACCACTGTGTTTGCCACACCACGAGACAATTCTGAAGTCGTAGCTGTGTTTGCAAAGCGTGGATACACACCATTTGGATCACTGAAGCCCTTGCTGCTATCACTCTGCGCTGGCGTGAATCCATGCAGCTTTGCCAACACCACTGGCTGCTGTGCCTCTGTGTTGTCAAGGAAGAAGCCAACGACCCAATCTCCTGGCTTGCACATCGGCGCATTTGTATCAGCACCAGACGTCGCAAATGTCGCCCATGGGAGATCATCATGTGCCAAGTCAGACCTGTCATCTGTGTGGAAGCCAACGGCACGCACCTTCACACGCGCGACGCCTTTGTCATCCTTGATGTCCTCCACCACGCCCATGAACCAAACCATGCTAGCGAATGGGCTGTTCTGAATTTGCATTAGCTGTTGCCTCCATTCATCACGTTTGTATCAAAGCCGTCTGCGTACACTGTCAGGTATGTCCTGTAATGCTCTGCGTGGTAGACGCGATGACGCACATCAGCAACCAAGAACTGGCCATGCAACACCCAGTCTTTGCCCTTGTTGGCTGCACTGCTGAGCTCTGGAGCATCAACATCAATGATGTCACCGGCGCGAATGCCTGGGTTGCCATAGATCTCTAGCGCGAAGCCCATCTGATTGAATAGCTGAGCCTGCATGGTGGCTGCATTGAACTTCTGTTCGTAGCTGTTCTGCTGCTCCACTGCTGTGTCATTGGAGCGCACCTTCACCATTGCTGCTAGTCCTGGTGTGCTGACACTGCTGTCCGAAGTCCATTTGTTACTCACTTGGTTCAGGTCTGCCACTGGCTGTTGCCTTAGCACATGAACTGCTTGCTGCTGATCTGCGTAGTTCTTCTTGGTGCTACTGATGTTGCGATTGAGATGGTCGAACTGAAGGATCTCATTCTCATACAGTCCGCCAGCGGTGCGCGTTGCTTGATGTCCAAGCTTGAGTTGCTGCACGTTCAGAACGCGGAACACGTCAGAACTGTCCTGTGACTGATTCTTGTCAACAGCCATGGTGTATTCCCAGACGTCAGCATCAGCTAGCTGAGTGCGAAGCGTCTTGAACTTGTGTCCGTCTGCTGTCTGCCAGAACATGTACAAGGAGTCAGCGTCACCACTGCCATTCTGCGCGTTCTTGCAACACCAGCCGATCACGTCAAATGGCTTGCCTCCGTTTGGAACAAGCTTGCGCGTGCCACTAGCTGGCTCTGCGTCAAGGTCATTGATTTGCAGGTAGTCAGAACAGATGCCTTGCACGATCTGATCGAAGCTGCCATTGTAGCTCTTTGTCACTGGCTTCAGCTGGTTCAAGTGAGCCGACACATGCAAACCGGAGATCACAAATGTGCGTCCCTGACTGTTGTCTGTGCGCTCACCGTTGCCAATCTCCAAGATCACGAACTGTGTGCTGATCTTGTCACCATTCTCATTCAGTGCCAAGTCCACGTTCACCAAGTCACCAGTCTGGATGCCGAACTTGCCAACGATGCCAGCTGCGTCAACCAAGCCCATCTTGAATTGCATGGCTTTTGCGAACATGCTCTCCCACACATTGAACTCGCTCACGAACTTGCCAATGCCAAGTGTTGCACTTCCATCAGCCTTCGCGAGCTCAATGCCGTATTGGAAAGTGTCAAGTCCACCCTGATTGGAAATGATAAGATCGTTCATGCCAGCTTCTTCTCCAACTCAAGAGCAATCGCTGATGCATACTGCTTGTTGATCAGCTTGATGCTGCGCCTTGCCTCATTCTGCTGCGTCTCCCATGTATAGCAATCCACTGGATACAACGGAATGCCATTCTCATCCAAGCCGGTTGGATTGTACTGATAGGATGTCGGCGTGTATTGCAAGCCACCAGGAGCAGACTCATAGTGATGCACTGTTGACATGGCAGCAGTGAGTGATCCATAGTTCGCTTCGATGTAGTTGTCAAAGTCGTCCTGACTCATGTACCACTGAAACACTGGATCAACAATCTGATTGCTGAACAACACAAGCCAATCATACTCAACACTGCCATAGTAGTCATACGCAATGGATGTTGATGTATCACCGTCTTGCAGTGTGTAGGGATAGAACATGATGCCTTGCTGCAGCACCTGACGTGTGAGTGCCGCATGACTCATGAGATCACGCAGCTTGACTCCCTTGTAGTCCAGAAGTGGCAGGTTTGCGAAATACTGTCTCATGGATGATCCTTAGAATGAGATGTTCGGCGTGAAGCCAGTGTCAGGGATTGCCGGAATGTCAGTGTCGGAATCAGCATCTCCGCCATCAGGATTGAACGTGTTTGGATCAGACGCATCAACAATGCCCTGAGTGCCATAGGCTTCACGAGTGAGTTGCTCAATCTCTTGCAGGTTCAATGTGATCTCAACAGCAGCTGGTGCTGTGTCAACCATCGGAGACCATGCTCCCATTGGTGTGTAGTTCGTCTGCACGCTCAACAGAACACAACGTGCAAACTGGAAGAGATATTCAGAGCCAAAGAATGCGATCTCAAGCTCGTCTGGATAGGTCAGGAACAAGTCGCTCTTGCCAGGCAGCGAGTGATACTCAAAGTTCTTGACAATCTTCTGAATGGCTTGTGAGTCCTTCTGAGAAGTGGGAACCAAGCGAAAGTTCAGTGTATGCTGACGCGGCGTGACGTTCTGGAAGGTGGCAACAGTGTATGGATTAGGAACAGTGCCACGTGATAGATCAATCGAAGCGCCAGTCTCAGCACTGATGCCAGACACAAACTTGCGAGCCACATACGCAGAAGTGTCAACAGCCACATTGCCAGCCTTGGACAGAACCTGATTGGCAGACCCGATGTCCATGCCTTTCATGGCATCACCCACACTCTTGCCTGAGTCATAACCAGCCTTGTATAGCACACCAGCAATGCCAAGCTGAGTCATGTCATAGTTGACACTGATCTGATTGTTGATGCTGGTCGGCATTGGCAGGAAGATGTGTGAGCCTTGGATGTTGCTGGCGAACTGTGCCTTGGTGCCACTGATGTCGTACTGATACTTGACAAACTTGAACAACACACCATATGCAGGCGTCTCATTGGTGGGGAATTTGAGAGCAGCATTGGATGGCGATGTTTGACCACGTGATGTGGCAATCGCTTGGGATGGCAGATTTTGGAGGATGCTGCTGAATGAGGACATGTCTGATTGACTCACAAGAGGACAGGAGATGGCATCATCGATGGCAGGACATACGGGATGCGGGTCATCCATATCTATGTCTGGCAGCACAGCATCAGACAGCATTGATTTTCGCGCATTTCAGAGACATTTCCAAAATGAAATTGTACAACGGCGACACATTCATCCTTGACATCAGACCCATGTCAGATGATGAGCTTCTGGTCTATGAGAAAGCATGTAGACGTCTTCCCAAGGTCGGAAAGAAGATCAGGGAGACTCTTGACAAACGAGATGAGAGACGGAGTTTGACGAATGTCATACAAGGGCAAGTACAGAGTAAAGTTCCCAGGAAAGTACAAGGGAAATCCAAATGATGTGACATACAGAAGCGGTATGGAATTGAAGCTCATGAATTTCTTTGACCTGCATACTGATGTTCTTGAGTGG